ACACAAAGACGGCTTACATAATGAGGTGTCTCCTGCAAATCGTGTGTGCTCTTGCACTGGTGGTCCCTGGAGAGCTGTATTTCAGCCAACTTAGGGATGCAGCCCGCAGAATCCTTGATGGGTCTACAGAGACCTGGCGTAGGGATCAACCCGAGTCCCACTCTCTCACAAAGAACTCAAAGTTCTTGATGAGTGCTCTGTCCTTAGTGCAAAATGTGGATACCATCAAGATGGACCACAGGAAGCATCTGGCTAACTACAGAGTCTATGATTGTGGGACCGGGAGGACCTCTCTCACCATGCTCAATGTTCTGACAGGAAACTTCACTCAGCTCCAATGTCTAAAGAATCAGTCTCTGAGTCCTGATTGCACCATGTGCTTAGATAAATCACCTGGATTCCTGTCCAGTCACCATTTGGTTTATGATGATGCCATTTGCCAGTCAGAAAACAGTCCTCCAGAGTCAATGCCAGATCATGACACAAGTTTGTGCAGCATTGGCCCGTTGGAGCTACAGAAATGTCATCATGAGGTTAAAAGAGCAGAACATGTTGCGTGGTTCTGGGTTGATGGAAAAATACGGATTTATGATGATTATAGCATTTCGTGGCAGGAAGGCAAATTCTTATCTCTTTTTGACTGCAGGAACAAATCATCTGGAGCAGAAGCATGTGACAAGTCAACTTGTTTGGAAGGTCATTGCACAGGGGATATCCAATTCTGCACCGAATTCTCCTGCTCTTCTGAATCTCCTGTCTGCGCGTGCACCAGAAACAAGGTGCCTGGTGTGGCTGTTGCCCATGTGAAAGGTGGGACCTTTATCCCTGCCTGCTTCGGGAAGTCTATGTGGCTCATTGGGAAGAAGAGATCCAAGAGAAGTGTTGCTAGACAGCAGTTGTGCATCGACTGTGAAACAGTGTGTGGAGATTCTGAAATCCATGTGGTTGTGCGACACTTTGACCCTGATCATTATCAGGCCTGCCTTGGGTCCACTTGCTTAACTGGAGTGAGCAACAACAGAGAGTTTTCAATTCCTTTCAAAATGGCTGACAGAATGGCAGATTCTGCCCTGCAAATACATGTTTGGGACAAGGCAAAGCACAATGAATACGTGATTACTTCTGAGTGTGCATCCATTGATGCCTGCGCTGCAATAACCTGTTGGTTCTGCAGAGCAAACTGGGCAAATGTCCACTGTTTCTCAAAGGAACAAACTTTCATTCTCCTAATAATCATCTCTCTCTGTATCATAATTGTGGCGTCAGTTGTGAGAGCAATAAAGGTAATTGCAGCTTTTGTGTGGAAAATTCTGAAGCCAATGTTCTGGCTAGTGTCAGTGCTCAGCAGAGCTGCCACTAGAGTTGCCCGCTTGAGAGTTAACCGGATAAAGGATAGCGTCCATTCTTTGGAAGAAGGTCTTGTTGAAATCCCTCTGGTGGAAATTCCCAGAGAACCTGCTCGGGCTAATCCTGCTGTTGCCAACAGAATGAGGATGTTTCAGCTATCAAGACTAACCATCTTATCTCTAGTTCTCATTGTGGTCCCTCAAGGGGTGGAGCTGTGCTCTGATTCTCTATCTGTTACAGCATCATCAAGCAGATGCGTGACAGATAGATTTGGCCACACAAAATGCTCCCTAAGCACTAGCTCTCTCCTACAAGTTAGCCCAAAGGGTCAAGAAAGCTGCATAATTCTAAAGAACCCAAATAATCAAGCAATAGAGACTATTAGAATACAGACTGAGGACATAAAGTTAGAATGTGTTCGTCGGGACCTGTATTGGGTACCAAGAGCAACCCACCGATGTGTGGGAACAAGAAGGTGTCATCTGATGGGTGATTGCCAAGGAGAAAAGTGCTCAGAGTTCAAGATTGATTCATACTCACCAGAGTGGGGCCATGAAGAGGAATTGATGTCCAAGTTGGGATGGAGTTACTGCATTGAGCAATGTGGAGGTGCTCTATGCCAGTGCTTCAACATGAATCCATCATGTTTCTATCTCAGAAAGACATTCAATTTAATCACTCAGGACGCCTACAACATGTTTGAATGCTCAGAGTGGTCTTATAAGATTAATGTCCTTGTCCACACTAATTCAACCACAACCAAAGTTGCCCTAAAACTGGGAGTCCCAGACTCTATTCCCAATGGAGTGATTAGTCTTTCAACCGTTTCTCAGCCTCCTGCAGTAGCATACACAGAGTGCTTTGGAGAAGACTTGCATGGTTCAAAATTCCATGCAGTCTGCAATCGCCGAACTGACTTTACACTAGGGAGGTTAGGAGAGATCCAGTGCCCAACTAAAGCTGATGCTTTATCTCTCTCAAAAAGGTGCATAAGCACAGACTCCATTGTCTTCTCCAAAGTCCACAAAGATGCTGTTGACTGCAGATCTAGCATCATTGACCCTTCATTGATACTGTCAAAAAACAAGCTGCCTTCAACAGTGGGATCTGTCACATTCTGGCCTTCTGAGTCCAGTGTTGTGGCCTCTGTCCCGGAGCTTGCCTCTGCAACAATGATGATCAGATTGGATGGTTACACAATTGAATACAGATCTGATAACAATAAGTGTAATGCCAGGTTCTTAAAACTAAATGGCTGTTATAACTGTGAACCGGGTGCTAAGTTGGAAATAGAACATGTCACAGACTTTGGAACTGCAATGGGCATTTTAGAATGTCCGGAAGCAGGATACACCACATATTATCAGGTTACGCCCAGCCTAGTGAAGGATGTGAGGACCATTCATCTCAACAATTCTCATATAAATTTGGCTTGTGTATTCAAGTGCCCCAATTCTCAGCAAGACATCCAGATAAAAGGGGAACTCGTCTACTTGTTCAATGATGACGTCCGCCACAGCAACCAGACTTTGACACCAGGTTTGGCCCCAAAAACTGGAACAAGCTGGGATCCCTTCGGGTGGCTGAGATTTTCATGGATGCGTTTGATTTGGTCTCTGTTTGGCAGCACAATAGCCATCATAATAGGAATCATAGCCGCTTATCTGATTTGGACCAGGTGCATAAAATCCAAAAAACAATAATGTCATTACCTACACCTCCCCTTCCAACCCTTATCGCCATCTTCCCCTTCCTTTCCCCCCTGGCTTAGGCCAGGCTACAGTGTCAATCCATTAGAATAGAGTCAGAGCATAGGCGTTGATCTCCTGCCTAGTCTATTTTTGATTGGATAAGCATGTGGTTCTAGTGGCATTCGCATTGCCAGTGGATCCCGTGTTTCATCATAGTATTTGCTTGTTATGTAGCCGGTCTTTGTGT